GATAATCTTACCGTCTAAGACTGAGAGTGCTGAACCAGAAGGAATGGGAGTATCTTTAACTAAGTAAACCCCTGCCGCTTGGACATCTACTTTGATTTGAGATGTTGTTCTATTAGATAAGTTACAACCGATCATCACTGATGTAGTTGAACTGGGTACTGTATATGTAGTTGTAGCACCTGTACCTACCGATGCACTTGTATAATTTTTAAATGTGTTTGCCATTGTTTCTATCCTAACCGAGTGCTATTGCAAATGCCAGTGCTGAACCAGCTTGATCTACGTCTAAATTTGTTCTTGTTGTTGCTGCGTCACTAACCGCTAATGAACCTGTTACAGATGCCCCTGTTGATGTTGTAGCTAGTTTGGTTGATGCGTTATGTTTAAGAGTTACAGTGCCACCAGTTCCAGTATCACTCATCGTAATGTAATCGTTACCGCCCTCGTCCTCTAAAACAAGATCAGAGCCACGAATAAATAACGAACCGCTACCTGTGTCTTGAATATATTTATTTGACCCATCGTGGTATATTTCAAGAGAGTTAGTTGCACCGAACTTAGCTTTGACATTATCACCATACAGGACATCACCTGTCATTGTACCACCAGCTAAAGGTAACTTAGTAGCCAATGCTGTTGTGAGTGTAGTGTTATAGTTAGCATCATCATTAATAGCCGCCGCTAACTCATTCAAGTCATTGAGTGTGCTTGGTGCGCCACCAATAAGTGTTGTGATCTTATCAACTACATAAGCTGTTGTAGCTATCTTAGTGCTATCATCGCTTTCAGCTTGTGTTGTTGCTGTAGATAAACGAGCCGCTGGTATTGTACCTGTAAGATTAGTTGCTGGTACATCAATGCCAAGGCCTTCTATATCAGCTTTGGTTTGATCAGCCGTAGCACTCGCTTCTATACCATTAAGTTTAGTATGGTCTGCATCTGTAAAAACATTACTGTCTGTAGCAGACTCAACTAGTGTTCTAATCTCTGATGCTGTTTGGTCAGCAGTAGCAGATGTTTCTATACTGTTTAGCTTTGTATGATCAGCATTAGTAAAGTTTTGATCTGTTCTTACATAGTTAGCATCTGATACTATATTAGAATCTGCGGCTTGCTTATTGTTTAGTTGTGTCTGTATATTAGATGTAACACCATCTATATAGTTTATCTCTGTAGTCGATGCGGTTACACCATCTAATTTGTTTAACTCCGATGCTGAAGCAGTTATTGCTGTACCAGCTAAGTTAATTGACTCAACGTAAGCTACATCAAAAGAAGCGGCTGCTTTACCTAAGTCATAAGTAGCATCTGTTTTAGGATACCAAGCTGATCCATCTGCTCTAAACTCCTGCGCTGGGCCAACGATACTAATAGCTCCACCTTCTGCGGCAGTACCATCATGAGTATGTCCAGAGGTACTAAAGGCTGTTTGGATTGCATCAAACTCACCATCTAAATCAGAAGCATTAATTACGTTTCCGTTTGCTATGTTGTTGGTTGAGTCGTTGCGTGTATAACCTGTACCCATTTCTATTTCCTATCGTTGTTAGAGTATTCAAGTAGAACTGTGTCTACTATAAAAGGTGGATTACCTGCTGTTGTGAACTCGTACTGTAATGAAACTGTAAAGAATGAACCTGTTGTATTAGTTTCAATAACTGTTTCTGGATCACCACCATAGCTAACATTTCCATATATTGCATTACCAAATATAGCAAAGTTACCACCACCTGACAAGGGTTGTATTACCTCTGGTCTTTGAAAGTCATATTTAAAAGTTAAGTTACCGTCTATATCACCCTCTGGATCGTAGTAAGTAGTAGCTTTAAACAATGTCTTTCTTATCTTAGGATCATTAACAGATATAAAAGGTGTAAAAAGACTTGCTGGTATTACAGAACCATCAAAGGTATTACCTGTTTCTAACCTGTAGATATAACCTGTTTCACCTACAAACAATGTAACTTCAGAACTATCTGAAATAGCGGATGTTGTACGATACGCCTTAATACCTTTAGTCTGTGACCATGAAAAACTAGAAGCATCTTGGTCAGCGAACTGTGTACCTATATAACCTTCAGACGCAGCTTCTAGTTGTCCTGATGCAAACCCCATAATACGATACTGAGATTTACTTCTAACTATTAAAGATACTACATCTGCATAAGAAGTTGAGAACTCTGTTATATTATCTTGTATATTACGAGATGCTAAAGATAAGTTGAAGTCACCAATACGAGCAGTAGCACCTAAAAACCTTAGACCGTCACGTCCCAGAAACATAATATCACCACCTACTTCTTGTATAGTGTCAGGTTCTGAGCAACCTAAGTCTTCTGATATTTCTGCTAATTGAAATGATGCAGAGGTAGTACCTGTAAGTTGATGTATGCTTGAGTTAGTAAATATAATTAGTTTATCACGGAATGTTACCAGACCAGTAATACGTGAAGGTAATCTAACAGAACCTGCTCCATTACCCGAAGTAAAATCGTTTTGTGAAAAAGGTGCAGAGAATATTAAGTTAGAACCTTTACCAAAAAATAGATGATCTTTAAAAGAAGCTACTACTTCAGAACCTAATATATCTGAGGTACTATCTAATACTTTAAGACCTTCACTAGTTCCCCAAGTAATAGGGTAGTTAGTGCTGTCAACCATTACTGTACGTTCTGTACCATCATAGTTAAAGTCTACAAACCTAGCTTTAGTACCACCAGACATTGCTCGACCAATGAACGTTACTACTGCTGTGTCAGCAGGAGAAGAAGCTAAGGCAGGGTATATACTAATAGTCCCATGACCAGAGCTTATAGCAGGTGCTGATAAGACTGTGTAAACTTTTTCAATACCTGCTACAGTAAACGTATCCCCTATTCTAGCAACATCTGTATCGGATGTAAACCCCTGTACTATTAAAGTAGAACCTGATTGACCTGATGTTTTTACATTAGTAGAACCATAGTTAGGCGCACTTTGATTAGTAAATACAGAACCTGTTGAAGAATATAAATTACCATCTCTGTATGCTAAAGTAGTATTAACACTATTAGCTGTATCTACGAAGAAATGTAAGCCTTCTGTTTTGCTTGTCTTATTGCTAAATGTTATAGCTGCTTTATCTGCTGGTGAACTAGCTAAAGATGGTGTAATCGTCAGTGTAGTTTCTTTATTTGTATTACTAAAAGAACTACTTGCTACAGTATATGTACCCGATACCCCTGCTATTTGAAAGGTAGAACTTGGTGCAACATTTACAAACATGTTAGCTATAACAATAGATGTACCTGATTGAGAACTTCCTTGAACTACAGGAGAGCCATATGCAGGTATATAACTACTAGTATATTTATTAAAGCCGTTGATACGACGATACCCACCCTTAACGGAGGGTTCAAAGTTTATTAATGTTCTAGCAGAACCAGGGGCTTTAAGCCCTTGCTGTAACCTTGACATGTTACTCACTAGACCACCGTTTAACTCAAGTGGAAATGCTTCCCAACCTGTAGCCATTAATATTGTACCCTTGTATCATATAAGTAATCAAATCTATTTATGTATATAGCCTTCATGTTTTTAACACCTTCAGTAAACTTTTGAAGAGACATCTGTGCTGATTGATTATCGTTACGAAATGTCTGAACATAATACATTGCACCATCAACTATTATATGACGATACGCTTCTGGTGCAGAAGGTACATCTGAGTGTAGTATAAGGTCAACTGGAAGAGAATACATTTCATATATAAGTTCATAGTTTTTATCAGGCGAAGGGTATACTATATACTTATTACCTGGCGCTCTTACAATATGTGTAGGTACTGTACGAATACTTATATCTTCATTATATTCACTATCTACATGCTTAGAGAGATAGTCCTTATAATTCATTTTCTTTAGGGCAACTGTTGCATTATCAAAAGTAGAATTTCTTTTAATCCTAAATGTATTATAGTCTATTGTTTTAGAATTGTAAGGTATATCATACCTCATGTCACCTGCAGTTAATACATCTTCTTGTTCTAGGTAATTAAAAGGCCACTGAAACTGTTCTTGATTTAGCAACCTAATAGAAGAGTTTATAGCATCTTTAGCTGTATTGTAAAAACCTGTTGCATCTGCAAAGTTACTAGAACTAAGTTCAGTTTCATTAACCCTACGATTTAAATCATTAACTAATTCTAAGTAGTTATATGCCATGATTATCGTTCCTTGATTGGTAGCTGAATAACACGCTCGGATACTAACGAAGTATTAAATGTTACTGCACATGTTATCTTATATGTTTTATTAGCTGTACCTGCACCAAATCTAGCTGTAGCTACAGTGGCTGTATTGGTTTGTTGGTATAGAGTAAGTCCATCTACTGTTTCACCTGCAGATACTGTTGTCTTAGTACCATCAGCATTTTTTATTGACCAAGCTACTGCCTCTATTGAATGAGTGTCTAAGAATCTTGACCAATCTACTGAGTAATCTAGTATTTCGTCGGGGTCTTTGAAAGGCCATTTCATTATGCTGCAATCCTATCCGCTAGTATTAACAAGTTTCTATTCTCATGAAGTACTAATACGTTATTACTATAATCTTGAGGGGCTACTGTTACTACTTTATTTTCTGAAGGTATATGTATTGTAAACCTAGTGTCTTGATCTATAGGCTCTAAGTTTCTAGCTAAAGCTGACGTTACTTCGGGAGTAACAGATATATCTTCAGCACCTAAAACTTGTAACTGAGTTACTATAGGTAAGCTTGTTTCTGTATTACTTATTGTATCATCTGCATCTACAACATGCAACTGTAATATAGTTGCGGATGCAGTTTCAGTATTAGTCTGGGTAGTAGTAGCAGTTAAAACTTGATGTTGGGCTATAGATACTACATTAGTTTCAGTATCTGTTTCTACGCTTACACCGTTTAAGTTATTGTTTTCAATGGCAGTAGGCGAAGATACTTCTGGTGTTGTAGACTCAACGCTATCAGCTAAGAATATAATTTTAATAACTGCATCAGGTGATGAAGTCTCAGGTACATTAGAAGTTTCTAAATCATTAGCACTTATATTATGTAACTGATTAATAAAGGGTATTACTAAGGCAGTTGAAGAACTTATGTCTTCAGCATCTAGTATATTAAGTTCGTCTACATCAGGGTTATTAACTTGAGATACACCTGATGTAACATTAATAGGTTCTAGTACATGTAGCTGATTAAAGCCTACTGTAGATGTAGTAGTGTTTACTTCTGTGTCACTTGCATCAATTACATGTAACTGTGTTATATTAGTTTGACTTGTTTCAGCGTCTGCTTCCGCTAGTACAGAAGTTACAACATGTAACTGAGTTATATTTGTTGCAAGTGTTTCTGAACTTGTCTCAACAGATACAGATAATAACTCATTGTTTTCACTAATATCAGGTGAACTTACTTCAGCATTAGTACTAAAGCTTGTTGCTAGTAGTGTGTGGCTCTCGTTTAATTCTGGAGAGTTGAACTCAGCGTTAGCCTCTACTGAGACAGGGCTTACGTTGTGTACCTGACTTATACTTGGTATTATTAATGTAGTAACAGAAGACACGTCATTAGCGTCTAATATATTAAGCTCATCTAAGTCTGGATTAATTACTTCAGAGTTGGAAGATAAACTTACAGGTAATAAATTATGATCTTGTGTTACGGAAGGAGACGATGTTTCATTAGGTGTACCGCCAGTACTTACAGAGCTTAAATCTACATAGTTATTATTAAACTCACGATACTTAGTTAGTGTACCTGTAAAAGCTGATTCACTTTGACCGCCCTGTACATTACTTCCTTGACCTACTCCTCCAACGTTAGGGCCAGCCCAATCACCGTCAGCATTATAATCTACAGATACTATCTGGTTAAGATTATTTGTACTGTCATTCCACCAACATTGAATATGGTTTTGATAATCAATAGTAACAATAAGCTGACCAGCTACACCAGCATAAGCAGACATATCTGTTGTTGTTGTTGACGTTGCATTAGATACACCCGGTACTGCACCAGAAGTAGACAACCTAAGATTGCCTCCTGACACCATACCTACATATGTTCCGTCTACATTACCGCCTTGGTCTAATATACACCCAGTATCTGTTGTACTGAACGTCATATCAAATACCCAAGTCACATCAATTTGGCCTGAACCACCAGAGCCTGAACTAAAGGTAGATGGGAATGATGTTAATTCTCTTAAGTATGTAGTGCCGTAAGTATTATCTATACTAAGAGCACCACCTTCACCACCTGTTATAGCATCAGTAGCATCTAATACATGTATCTGATCTATTGTAGGTGTGGTAACTTGACAGTTAGAAGATACACTTACAGATAATAGGTTGTGAACCTGTTCTAATGTAGATGTAGTTACTTCAGAGTTAGTTGTAACACTTACAGATAATAGGTTATGATT